CAGTCAGCCCGCACTTCACCAGCCCGAAGTTGGTGCCAGGTCTGCGACAGATTGCCGCGCGTACCATCCTTTAAGACGGTAGCAAAGGTGAAGCTTGTATTGGCTGTGACTTTGACGAGAATCGACGTGTCCCAATTTCCGGTCGGGTCTTTCTGCTGCTGACCGTTCGTGAATTGCCGTACCGGGAATATACCGCCCGAACGCATGCGCTCGTTCGCCTTATTGCCCCATTTCTGGGTAGAAGTGTTGGTAGGAACAGCAGGCGTCGGTTCTTGGTAGATGATTTCAAGTGCAACTACATCGTCGTTAGAGTAGTTCTTAGTTGTCGTACCCTGAAAGCTCCAAGCGTTGGCATCGCCGTGGTAGACGTTTTGTAGACCACTAAAAGGATCGTTGGCGTTAGGATTCGTTCCCCGTCCATTAACAACCGTGCCGTTCTGGAAGCACTCACTTTGCAAGAGTGAGGCTGTACCGACATAGCCGAAAGGTGTGCCTTCAGGCAAACCCGGTGTCGTCTTGCCGTCGTTCTTCAAGTCGGCAATCGTGTCTGGTTGCGCTTTGCCATAAATCTGTTGATGGGACTGAAGCGCTTGCGGCCAAGCATAGTTCCAGGCCGGATCGGTTTTCAGTGCAACCATCTGGTTAATTGCCGTCGTTGGTGTTACGGCATCAAAGAGGACGATCTGCCCCCAATTGGCGGGCAAGTCTTGCCGATGGACCGCGCCGGGCGACCATGTTGCTAGCACTTTGTTACCGGGCGCGGCGCTAGGATGCGTGACCTTACCCACGCGCGGCGAGTTGGGATCGGTCGGAATCGACAGGTCCGAAGGACGATCCTCACCTGTGCAAAAAGTAGTTAGTCTGGTCAAGCCATTGGGCCGAAAGCGGAAATTAATAACACCATCGGCGAAGAGTCCAGGTCCAGGATAGGCGGGACCAAAGTTTGGCGGCAAGCCTTGCGCCGGAACGCGATAGACCGAGCCAAACGACTTGGCGTTTTCGTTGTAGTAGGAGGTAGCCACCACCGAGCCATCCGAGACAACGCGGCCAAAGTGCCACACAAAAGGTCCGGTTAGCGCAGAAATGACTGGACCCCATTGCGTTCCATCGGGGCGGATTTTCCAGATCGCCCATTGCCGCAAGTCTTTTAGACCCTGGCATTCGTAGGTCGAGAAATAGATCATGCCGTCCGGCCCGATAAAAGGATGGAGAGCCGAGCCAAGAGACATGGGCGTAATACACTCGACATTGGAGCCGTCCGCGCTAGCGCGGTATAACTTCATGTTATAGAGCGTATAAGCTTTGGCTGGCTTTACGGAATCGCGGTTGGAACAGAATATAAATCCACCGTCCGGCAGCGGACAGGGACAGGAGTTAATAACCGGATAGTTGGGGACGGCGTTATTTGGATTGATTGGAGAGTAACCGCCGTTTGTTAGCTGGGTAACAGTCTTCGTTGCGACATTGACGCGGTAGCAATCGGCTCCGGTGCAAGCTGCCGTTCCAACCGCAGCGCCAACAACTTGCGAGAGTCGGTAGCGCGTGTAGTAGACGTTTTGGCCGTCGAAGGAGATGTAGGGGTCGCTAATCCCATCGGCCAAAGCGGTTCCATTAGCACTTGAAACGAGCGTATCAACCGTGCCGTCATTGTGGACCGTTACAAGGTCCGCGCCTGAAGCAACCTTGGTGTTACTTGTGGTGACTTCAGCCCACGATGTCTCTGTCTGGCCGGTCGGATCATGCGGCCAACGCACGGCCACAAGATCATAGGGCACCGTGCCGGGCTGAGGCAGGACAGCGGAGTAATTGGTTGTCGGTGTAGGCGATTGCCCCGATACACCTAGGTAGGCGCTGAGGCCAGTAGCAAGGCCAGTCGAGAGGATGACGGCCCAAAGACTCTTTCGCATTGTATTCCTCACTGAAGGGGAGCAACGTACAAGGTCAATAGTCACAGGTCAGAGTATCAGGGAGTCAGAAGATCGAGAGCGTTAAAGTTCTCACCACGAAATGAGAGCGCTTCAGGATACTTCCCGTGGCCCATTGTCGAGACATGGCCGATGTGCTGAACGAGACTCGGACTATGGATGTACTCAGAGACTTCCTGGAATGAAAGCGCGGTTACTACGCCCCCATCGGTACTCTGCCAACCACGGTTAGGGTCGCGCTGACGATCCCAGATATGGAGGCTAGAGAGAAGCTTGTAGACAACGGCGTTGCCAAAGACAAGACCGAGAGCGCCTTTACCGCGCTGATTGGAGCGGAACCAGCCCGTTGCCTTTGAGCGCTTGCCAGTGGGATCGGGCGGAACAATGGCTTCGTTCTCTGGGAACGTATAAAGGTTCAAATAGCCGTCGCGTGGATACTTGCACTGGTCGAGATAGCCGCGCAAGTTCTTACAGGTTAGTAAATCGTCCTGAAAGATGGCGTAGCGATCCGCGTTCGGATTTCTGGATACCAGTTCCACGATAGATAAAAGCCAGTTGCCATGCGTGCGAATGCGTGGCCAGCGCGTCGATACGGGTAGGCCAAACATATCTTCATAGCGTATAGCCAGCCGTTCTCCATCGACAAAGAGACGTGGCTCATCAAAGCCAGCCGCAGCCAGGCTCCGAAGAGTGAGAGGGAGCGTGGAATCAATGCGCTCCGGTACAGTCGTAACACCGTAGGCCCAAGTTAGAGTCATAGCTTTATAACCCAAGAAGACTCGGAATAGGTTTTTGTTACGGAAGGAAGTCCCAGATCGCCAAAAGGTACAAGTCCAGCGTCGTGGCCCATAAGAAGACCACCGGGCTTTATCTTCGGGAGCCAGGCTCGTACATCTTGTGAAATGGCCTCCTTAGAGTGCGCCCCGTCTAAGTAAACAGCGTGAAGAATTTGAGGATGGAAGTCTTGCGCAGCTTCAACGGAAAACCCTTTGATGCGCCTTATATTAGAGAACTTGCGGCAAACCTCTAAGAACTCGTCTTCAGCCTTGCGCATCATATCAGCCGGTATCTCGCCATAGCCCTGAGATATGCCAAGTGTCCACGGGTCTACAGCAAATACTGTATGTGCAAAGCAAGCAAATACGGAGGTACTAACTCCACGAAAGCAACCGACTTCGGCCATTACCATGTTTGGGTGAATCCATTCCTCACACAACTCGATAAGGCCGGGAGTCACATTTTCCGCGTTGTAGTTGTTCCAAACGCGCGGAGTACTTTTTAAACGCTCTAGTTCCTCTCGAATGTCAAGCATTTTTAGTCCACCTTCCTAGCGGACACTCTTCAGTAGGAAAGCTCGACTTATTCTCAACCGGGCAACCACACTCAGCGCAGGCTCCACCGTTTAGGGACTCGCAGACAAGGCATAGAGCCAAGCGCTCATCTTGCTTGAGAGTACCTGCCCATTCGCCCATGTTGCCGAGAACAGACTGACCAGCGCGCCAACTGGCCTTGGCCGCGTTGACTGCTTGCTTCCATTTGGATGGCAGCGCTTTCTTGTCGGCGGGGTCGCAGGTCATCAAAATCAGACCGTGGTTTTCGTGGCGGTGCCATTTCACGGACCATTCAGGATGGTCTTTGATGTAGCGCCGGATAGCGGGTAGAACTCCTGGCCCGCCGTGATCGCCGACTTCGCCATAGGTGCGCGTACAGTGAACCGCGATCCACTTTTTGCAGTAGGGTGCCCAGCGCTCTAGTTCGTCGTGTAGCCGTTCGGCCTGATGGAGCGTGTCGATAAAGAGCAGATCGCAAGTAACTGGAGTAGATTTCAGACTTTCGCTAACGATGCCTTCAAATCCAGGCAAGAGCTTATCGAGGATCGTCCATTCTCCCTTCGGAGCGTGACAAATGCTAAGTAGCTTATCCGGTTTGCCGGCTGCCATTGCCAATAGCGCGGGCTTGCCCCAAGCGGATAGCTCAACGCAAACCTTGGACTGGGAAGCCAGGTCACGCATTGTGTCCATATGTTCGTGGAAGTCTGACGGACGTGCTTTCGTTTGCTCAAACCATTCTTCAAGGCTAGAAGCTGTGACAATCGGTTGGGGTGGCTGACCTCCACAAGTGCCGCAGCTTTGCGCAACGGCGGGTTTGGCTTCTAATGGCCAATACTGCCGATAGTCGCCCCAGAAGGGATGCTGAAGACGACCTTGCGAACTAGCCTCATAGCATACTTCGCCATGACTTGTAAAGCGTTTGGGATGGTTGACGTGGATTGACGGCATGAGGCCACGGAAAGGTAGGCGCGCCCAGTCGGTACGGTCGCCCTGTGGCTCTAGAAGACACCAACCCTTTTCCGCACACTCGATACGGCAGCGCTCTAAGTTCTCAAGAGCGACGTGAGCAATCATTCCCAGTTGGTGCATCGGTTCATGGCGCTCTTTGACACGGAGCCATCCTGTCTCATTCATGCCCTCATAGTCAAGATTGCTGGCAACGGGGTTGGTTATGAGTGCATTGCCCATGCGGTCAAAGTAATCGGGCGGGTAAAGGACATCGTGTTCTAAGAACAAGATTCCGTCGAAGTCGTTCTTGGCCCCCGATGCGGTCATGGCTGTATGAATCTGAGACAGGATAGCGGCATGACCTTCTGCTTGAGGCTTTAAGTAGAGCGTGTTTGTCTGGAAAGGGTTATTGGGGATTGGCTTCCAGGCCGAGACACCAATCACTACGTCATGGTACATCGTCTCGCCTTGCGCTCGTTTAATAGACTGAAGCGAGCTTTGGAGTAGCTTTTCCGGCGCGGCGTTGTTCGTGTACCAAACTCCTAAGAGCTTCAATCGCTTACGCTCAATTGGTCGATGGAGTGGCTGTTTCTCTTGCGATTCTTTAGTAAGTGCCTGGAACTTGCCGGATGGCAAGCGCTGACCAAAATCCTGATCGATTTGCGGAATAGCCTGGATACCGAGTTCACGGTGGCCAATGAGAAGGTTCCAGACATGATCCTCTAGCTGAGGGTTGTAAGACGGTCCAGGATGGCCCGCTTCCGTGTGGCGAAAACGATGCCGCCAGCGCAGAGTAGGAAGACAAAGCGCGCGTCCTCCTGCTTGCCGTACCTTTTCGTGCAAGTAGCCCTCTTCGCCACCAAACCCGCGAAAGAGAGGATTGAAGCCAGGCCAGGCATCTTTACGCATAGCGAAGAGGCCAAGCCCTTGCATGGGAATGTCAAAGGACAAGTCAGGGACTTTGCGGCAACCGACCCGCCGTAGCGCATCCTCAAGCGTCTCTCCTGCTCGCGCTTTTGGAGCAGGCATATCCGACTGTCCACCGTCAAGGTTAGGTAGAGTTGGCTGACCGTTCTTATCGGGAGCGCCAATCGTGAACAGTCGGCCTTTGGTGTTCTCCCAGGCAGTGTCCCAGACGCCCCAAAGACCGGGGGGATTGGTCATGCGCCAGTGGGTCACGACCGTCTTGCCGTCGTCATAGACGAGCGGACCTTGGAGTAAATCCCTGGAGTCTGGATACTTTTTGATGAACGCAATGAGATCGGTAATGGCTCCCGGTTCTAAAAGAACGTGACTGTCAATACATAGTACCCACGGCGTTTTGGCCAGACGGAAAAGGGCATCACGCGGAGCGCTTGTTCCCACCAGATCGGGACGGTGCAGATAGGTTCCACCCACAGCCAAGGTCGCATGGTTAGTGCGCTGGCAACCCTGTGGTGCGTTGTCAATGACAAGGTATTGACAGGGCGCGTGATAGGTAGCAAGCGCTTGGAGAGTGAAATACACTCCGTCAAAATCATCGTAGGTAGCCATCCCCACGGTAAGGAGAGACTTGTAATCGGTCATTGGTTGCTCCTAGGGCGAACTATGAACAGTTGGTTGTCGCTTGCTGACCGGGCGTTGTACCGTTAAAGGTAGGCGCGCGGCAGATACAGCCACTTCCTGTATGGCAATTGTTTGTCGGAGTACTCCAGCTAGAACCAGTCCAGGTAAAGGTACAAGTGCCGCAGACCGGAGGCGGTTGCGTGGTCGTAGTCGTTCTACAGTTGGTCACAGCGGTCTGATTGCAACAGCAATCGCATTGGCCGGCTGGCGTGTCGCAAGTGCAACCGGGCTGTGCGCAGCCAACGTAAAGAGTCCACTGAAGACCATAACCGCAGTTCCAGATACATTGCCCGCAAGAGATAGGCGCTATTGTCGTTGTGGCTGGACAGGGTAGCGTGACGTTTGGAAGTCCACCGCAATTGACACAGACGTTACTACAGTTAAAGCTCTGGGTTTGCCCCACAATAGGACAGTAGACAGTATTCGACAGGAACAGACATTGGCAACTACCCGAACAGTTGACGCTCTGTAAAGTCCAGTAGTTGCCAGGAGCGCATTGGTATGTACAGCTACCACAGGGGGGCGGGGTAGTTGTTGTCGTGGGGATGCAGTTCGCTTTAATCGTACCGACACCACCAATAGGCGGGGGAGGCGCGCCGGGACAGGTGCAATTCGAGTTACAGAGGTTCGTTACGTTTGTGACGTTGCCAAATACTCCATAAAGGTAGATACAATATCCGCAAAGGGTAGTCGTGGTAGTCGTGGTTGTGGTCGTAGTGGTCGTGGTACTGGTAACGCAAGTAGGCGGGTTAGCACAAGAAGTTTGGGCCGTTTCGCACGTCGCTTGTCCCGCGTAGCCAGGAGGACAACAGCCACAGCCAGGAGCGCCTCCGCTCGTACAATTATTGGCCGTCTGTATCCAAGCTGAGCCATTCCAACTGAAGCAGCAGTTGCCTGAACAGGGCGCGGGCGTCGTTGTTGGTGGTACGGTGGTTGTCGGGCATTGCCACGGACAGGGAAGGGTACAGGGCGGGGGAGTAGTGCCGCCAGGACAACCGTTCCAACCGCAAGAGGTTTGCGTTGTCGCGCCGCAGTACGAGCCAGCTATAGACGGAGAGGGACAAGAGCAACCGCAGCCCGTTACGGCTCCATAGCTTGTGCAACCGCCAAGAGTTAATACCCAAGCAAACCCGTCCCAAGTCCAGTTGCAATAGCCTCCGCAAGAGGGGGGCGGTGGTGGTGGTACTGTTTGACAGGGAACGCTAAAGACATAGCAATCCGATGGAGTGACGTTACCCGGACCTGGACAGAAGCAGTTTGTTGCCACACAGCCATTTGTTACCTGATACCAGCCCAGACCGTTCCAGAACCACGTACAGGCCGAGCAACTCGGTGAGATGGTTGTGGTGCAAGCGGGCGGTTGCGTTGTGGTTGTCGGCGTTCCCGTGGTCGTGGTTGAGGAACCATTCGGACACCACGGTTGCGGTGGTACGTAGTAGGAATTAGACACACAGTAGGTTTGTGTGCATTCTCCACCCGCGTTCGTGCAGGGGCAATACTGTGGCGTCTCGCACTGACAACCGCCAGAGCAAGTCGAAGTATTTAGTACCCAGCCCGTGCCAGGCGACCAGTTGTAGACACAGCTACCCGTACAGGGAGCGCTAGTTGTGGTCGTGGTTGTGGTACTGGAACCGTTGCAATTGGTGGTAGTCGTTTGACCTGTTTTCGTACCAACAATCGTAGGTGAGATACAAGCGCAGCTAGACGGCGTACAGCCGTAGGACTGGATTTGCCAGGCGCTTCCTGACCAGATGAACGTACAGCTTCCCTGACAGGGCGGGGGAGTCGTGGAAGTGCTGGTCGTGGTGCTGGTTGTACCTACTGCTTCAGCGACAACCCACCACACGCCGTAGCGGTCGCGTGAGACTAAAACCCAAGTCGAGCCGGGGATGGGATTGAGGGCAAAGACGGTTTGGCTCGTACCGCCGATCTGCTGGAGCGTTCCAGCCGGGGGAGTTAGTGCCCAGTTGGGAAGAAGCTGATAGATCGGACAGGACGCGGAAGAGAGAGCCGCGTTAATGCCGCCTGATGGAGTCAGAGCCACATAAAGCTCTGCGCCCCAACCAACTTCCTCTTCCACCGCGTCTCGGTTGCGCGTATTGCGCGGAGCCGTCTTGACGAGGTTTAAGAGCCTTTTAAGCTGTTGTCTATCGCTCTCGCTGAGAACGAAAAAAGCATCGGACATTAAGCAGGGATAGCGAACAGGGTTAGCCGAGCGATACCCGATCTACAACGGATAACAAGTCGGTTAGCGTCCACTGGCTCAAAGCGCAAGGATTGACCGGGACGGAGAACGGCAAAGGATAGAGGCGGTGTCTCTCGCTTGGGAGGGCTGCGCATGGTGCGGCATTTGGTCAGGTCCGACGCATCGGGACGAGGCAGGATGGCTAGCTCCAGAATGCGTCCCATAACAAGGGCACGCTGTTCGGGAGTCGGTTGGACTTGGAACTTACCCTCATCGTTACGAAGAACAAGCTGACTGACGGGCAGATTTTCGATCCAGCCAACATCAACCTCTTGCCAGTCCTGGCCGATCTTGGCCTGCCGCAAGTAGGGTTGTTCTTCCGAGTCAAGCCAGCGAGTAAAGCGCGAGTCAACGGCTACCGGGATGGTTTCGGGCTGTTGAAAGTAGACCGTCTCCACGACTCCGAAGCGCGCTTTTGTTGTCGCCTTAATTTCGCGCGATGGAGTTTCCTCTGTAGCGCTTGAACTGTCGCTTCCAGTGTGAACGGTATCTTCGGACATGGTTGCTCCGGTGTTTCGGCCATTATTCTTTAAGGGTCGAAGGCATCGATACGGAGAATGACATTAGCCGTATCAGCTTTGGCGTGAAGAGTGGAACGAGTACCGGAGAAAGTTCCGGTGCCGGCTTCTGCTTTAGGTAGTTTGCGCGAAAGGCGCACAACATAAAATTCAGTGGGGAGCAGTTCAACTATCGGGTAGAACTCGTTCGTCACGTTATCGCGGATGCCTACCGTAACGTAGTTCGTCGAATCGATGTTACATAGTACACACAAACCGCCCATAGCGTCAAGCTGGGCTAGGCTAATGTCCGTGCCACTCGTTGTAATCGTTACCGCGCCTGGAGTCGGGCCATTTGTTCCAGAGACGGAAGGTTGAAAAGCAGAGGGTTGACTCTGGTAGGAAAGCCCGCCCTGAACAATCTGGAGGTTGGCAGTTACACGCGCGGACATGGTTACTCCTTAAAAGACAAGCGGTATCCCCAGTTGGGTAAAATCGACTTCTGTATATTTCTCAACGTGGACAAAGCCTTCCGTGGTTGTGTGCGGAAGCGCTACGTAATCGGCGGTTTGATAGCTTGTAGAGGCTTTGTAGATGCCCATATTATGCGGAGCAGCCGCGCCGATAAAGAGCCAGTACGAAGAGGAACCAGAAGCGCCCGGTAGCTTTGCTTTATTTTGTTGAAGAGCGATCCAGTAGGCAGCCGCGCCTTCTTGCGTCGTGCCAGAGTTAACAACCGAGCCAGCTTGATAGGTGGTTATTATGTTCCAGTCTTCTACGTTGTCCGAAATGTTTGGTCCAATAAAGACCCACGGCGCTGCTGGCGGTGTAGGTTGTAGCCCCGGATTTATAAAGGGCAAGATAAATAGGCCACTATCGGTGCCTGTACCGACCTGGACACCAGCCGGAAGACCAGCGCCGTTAAGGATGCCCTTCATCGGATTACCAAGCCGATCCTTAAAGCGCACAAAATGTTGCGGATTAGAAGCAACGGGGGGAGAGCCGTTAATCGGATCGAGGAAGTAGGCTCCGGTGGCTCCGTCCCAGTGGCCAGATAGGACTTTGGTGGCTTCGTCAAGCAAGTCACGGTCGAAGCTATCGGCGCGGATGTCAAAGGTCAAGTGGAGCGTGTAGTAAATGTAGCAGGTTCCGTAATAGCGGCGTTCCCATTCAATCTCAGACAGCTTAATGCAGCGCGCGGGCATTCCCCACAGTTCTTGGTCGTTGACGGAGTTACCCATCACCGAGAGAAAGGCGAAGTCAAGCTGCGCTACATTCATCTCGATCTTGACTTGTGGCCGGTTGGCGTCAAACTCGACTTGAGGACCACGTAAGCGCTCGAAAGCAGAGTTGAGGATCGGACGGCCAAAGCGATCTTTGGTCGCTTCTTCCGAGTAGACGACAAAGCTGCCATTGATTTTCGGTGGTTCCTGGAGTGGGTCTTGAACTTCGGAATCTTTACAAGCGCGGTCATCCCGATCTGGTGGCTTGGTGGAGAAGGTAAAGGTAACTTTCCAAAACTCGTTGGGTTCATCTTCTACTTCAGGCTTTACAGAGGCTTGCCAGCGACACCATGCCCAGAGATCGGCGTCGTTGTCGATAACCCAGTAGGTGCCAAAGACGGGCAGACCTGGAGTTTGTAGGACGTTGGCCGGGCCGTCTAAGGTACTGCCCTGGACGCGGAATGTGACCTTGTACTCGCGGTGCCCTTCATCGTCGCGCTCGCCTTCCCAAGTCGTTTGGCCAGGCAGAAGTATCGTTGCCACTAGAGACCTACCTTTCCAACACCTGAAAGGCGCACGCGCCGTTCGTAGGCACCAACCTTATCCGTCAGTGCCACGTAGATTTTTTCTAGAATCGCTTCCATGCCTCCAGTGCCTCCCCCTCCAGGTGCGGAAGGTGCTGGAGGACCGACAAATTCGGGTAAGCCTTCTTTGGGGTCTTTGGTAAATTCCGGCGCTGATCCCACATGCCCTGGACCTTCGCTAAGTTTTTCGTAATACTCCTGGATACGGGTAGCAGCTTCAGCGGAGCCAACTAGCGCTGCTTCCCATTTCTTAATCTCTTGCTCGCCTCTCTCAAAGCCCTTGCCTGGATTTAGTTCGCTCGACTTCTTTTCGAGTTTTTCCTCTTCTGCTCTAGCAGCCTTTAACAAACCGCGCAAATCATCCAGGCGCTTACGGGCAGCATCTACAGCCTTTTTGTCGGCATCGGTAAGAATTACTCCCTTCGACGCGGCATCGGCGATAATCTTCTTTTGCTCGGCGATTTTGGCATTTAGATCGTCGATAGCTGCCTTGGCTTTTTTCATATCGTCGGCCATACCCGCATAGCCGAAAGCATCCTCCACAGCATGAATGCGCGAAGCCTCAGCCGAAGTCTCCTTGAGAGAATCGCGCAGATCGGTCATGGCGTGCATTGCGCTACGGAACTGCTTGACAAAAAAGCCATCCGGGTTAGCGAGAATCAGTTTGGCAAATCCAAGCGCTATTTTGTCTGCAATAGCGGCAAGCGTATCAAAGAATAGCTTCTTTATTACATAGGCCAACTCATGGAATGCTTTTGTGAAAGGTACTTTTAGCTGCGCGGTAAAGGCAGTCCAGCCGGCTTGGATGAGTGTCCACGCTCCTAAAGCTACTGTAACAGCAAAGTCCCATAAGGATGGCCAGGAGCCGCGAATCTGTGCCACCATTAGATCATAGCCAGCGCGAATAATATGCCATGCCAGGTCAAGGCCGGTTGTGATACCAAGAGTATTTTTGAGAGGGCTGTTAATCGCTCGAATGGCAGCGGGCATAAGCGTAATGGCGTGGTAGACATCCACCAAGATGTTATACCACTCTATGAACATAGAACCGACTGTAGCCAATGGCCCAGACTTGCCTGGAATAGTTAGAAGCGTATCAAGAAAACCGTTGATCGCTTCTGAAGAAGCGCTGAATGCTGTGACGAGCGCTACACCAAAGAGCGCGATTAGTGGACCGAAAACTGTTGCCGCTACTCCGCCCGCTGTTGTGATAATACCGAGGGCAACTCCTACTTCTGCAAGAACCGGCGTTAGCGCTCCAATTATGATACCTACCAAGCTGGCGATGGCAGACCCCATAAGACCGATGAGGCCGATGGTTGCTGAAATTGCTCCGTCAACAGCCACTTGCGCTAGAAGATAGCCCCCCATTGCAAAAACAGCTAGAACGATAGCACCAACAAGCAAGTTAAGACCAGCCGTGGCAATAGTCGTTACCACACCAAACGCAGCGCTGGCTGCGGTACAGCCAAAGATCGTCAGGGTAAGTAAGTTAAAGTCTAAGGTCGCCAGGGCAATGACGACGTTGTAGAAAGCCATTGCAATAGCGCCCGCTGTAGTGGAGGCAGTGAGAGCGCCACTAGCCGCAGCCAAAAGCCCTACCGCAAACTGGTAGGTAAAGACCAGTCCGGTTGTAGCAATCAGAACAGCGTTGTAAGCTAAGAGCGCTGTTTTCTGAAGCAGCAGCGAAGTCAGAGAGAGGGCCAGAGAGCCGAGCCACTGAGCGCCAGATATCAGAAGGCTTACGGCAGCAAGGGCCGTCTCAACTCCATAGAGGGCAGACTGCCAGGCAAAGAGAGCGGCCTTTTGAAGCGTCTGCTTAATGTAGAAAAGCGTCAGTACCGAATCGACAACAGCTATCGTGCCGGTAAGGAGTTTCCAGGAGACGACAACCCCCGCGATAGCAGTTGCCGTAAGGCCCATGCCTAGTACTAAGCGCTGGTTCGTCTGAAGGAACTGACTGAGCCAACTGGTAGCTAGGCTATAAACTTCGTATATTTTCCGCTGGGCAATGTCCCACGCTTTAGAGATACCTCCAACCGACTTCACCCAAATCCCGGTTGCCGCAGCCAGGCCCATAATAAGACCTGACATGGGGGAGATCGAGGTAGCCAAACGTGCTAGCAGCGCAAAGAAGCGCATGACAGGACCAGCGCCCGAAAGTATGATAAAGAGGCCACCCAGAACTACTACCAACTCTTTGATTTCTGGGTTCAGACCGCGCACCCACTTGACGGCATCGTTGAAGAACTGAATGACAGGCTTTACATATTTGGAGACAATTTGTCCCAAATCCTCACGTAGCCCTTGCAGGTTATTTTGAAGAAGTTTGAGTTGGCCGTTGAAAGTTGCCATAAGGTTGGTCTGAGTCTCTGCCCCCATGCCGAGAACGCGCGCAACCTCCGACTTAACAAACTCATTGTGTTTCTCTTGTCCGCCTTTACCTTGCTCCATACCGATCCCGCGCCCCCGCCGTAAGGTGGGGATGAACTGGGCCAGAGCAAAGTAGTTGCCGGTACGCTGATACACCGAGAGCGCGGCTAGAGCATTCTGAGCCGAGCCACGACCAAGAGATTCTAGGTTAGAGGCTACTCGTACTGCTTTCTCAGCTTCTTCGCCGATCATACCCATTGCTTCCGCTTGGGCCAAAAGGCTAATGGTCGAGGAGCGCGATTGCAAACTCGTTCTTTGCATCGACTCCACGAACTCGCCGTACTTAGCCATTGTCTTTTCCACATCGCGCCCTGTGGATTTAATAGCCGAGCCAAGACGTACCGTCTCTTCTTCCAGGTGGCCAAAGGCGCTTGTTGTGTTCTGAGCGCCAATTAGACCACCTATCGTGGCGAAGGTTTCCGAGACGGTTTGCGTGAACTGCTTAGTCTGTGCGGCTGCTTCGCGCAGCATATTTTGATAGCCTGAGCCATCACCTGTTAAGCGCACTACTAAGTTATCTAGTTCGGTTTCGTTCATTAGGCTTTTTTGGGTTCCTTGTAGCCTGCGAGTGCTTTCCACTTCGCCATATTGAGTTCTCGCTGAGCCTTCTTTGCAGCACGCTTTTCCTTGCGTGTTAGATGCTTTCTCTTCTCAAAGCCGATCTTGAACTGATCGTTTGTTATAGAAGCTGGGTCTTTGGACAGAACGCGCCGAACCTCACAGGCAATCTGCATGAGGTAATGGTCGGTACGGTCGGGAAGGTTCCAGCCCTCTGAACGATGACCTTGCCAGGCAAGGTACTGCCGGTTTGTTACCGGACCCGGCCAGCCGAGAAGATCGTGGAGAGGCCGGCTCGTTTCCTTGGCCATAGCGAGCCAGCCCCACCACGAAAGCGCTAGTTTTTTGCCGTTAAATCCTCTTCCGAGTTCTCCTTACTCTTTTTCAGCTTTCCTAAGCGCTTCTGAAGATCAGCAATCTTCTTTTCGAGACTCTCCACCGTCTCGACTTCGTTGAGTCGGCTAATCTCTTTAACTCGCTCAAAGAGCGGGCCGACAAGACGCTGAGGCCAGCTACGAACGACCGAGAGAGGAACCTGATGCTTACGATCCACGTTGCCGCGCGCATCGAGGATAAGGTTCCCGTCTGGTCCAGGGCAAAAGAGGCATAGAGCTACAAGTAAGGGTTCGCTATCGGCCATGCCACCGAGACTAATGGTCTTTACGCCATCGTCTTCGGACTGGCGCATGGTAGTGCCAGCCAATTGCGCATTACGCCACTGAGCCACAGCGTCGCCGAAAGCCTCAGTCAAGAGGTAAGTTTTACCTTTGTACGTCACAGGGATTTGGATGAGGGCCAAGTTGTCCTCATCAAAATTCATCGGGGAAACGTCAACTTGAGACATGGTTGCTCCTTAAAGGTTAGAGGTAAAAATCCGCTGGCCGGCAGAGAACTCCCGTGTGCCGCCGGTTTCTACCGGCGCAGCGGATGGTCGCTTAGCTGCCCGTGCCAGAAGTAAAGACCGGACCAGCCTCCGCGCCGGTCGGATCGGTGTTGGTCAAAACAATAGTCACATTGGCCAAGGGCATTTCCCCTTCCTTGAGTTCTTGCGGCTCGAACTTCTGCACGTAGGCATAGAAAGCCAAAGTCGACACAGAGCCATCGTTAATGCCAGTGCCGGAGATATGCTTGCCTTCGGGGAAGAAGACCGTTACGGTCTGGTGGACGTTGATAAGAGACAGCATATCCGAGTAAGCGGCTGGCGCATAAGCGCAAACGCACTCAATCGTATCCATCTTCTTGAGTTTGCGCGGGGCCATCGTGTGCCATACAAGGTTGTGCATGGTCGAGATGTCCGTGGGATCGCCGCCATCAATTCCAGGGGGCTTGATGGTCTTTTCCCATAGATGAACGGAGGCGTTTGCCGAAAAGCAAAGCAGACTGGCAAAACCGTCGCGTAGGTAAAACCCTGTCGGGTTATTGACGCCGGTTGCTGGGCTTGGAGGAGTAGCCATGTTCTTTCCTTTCTGAAGGTTGTTAGCTCAAGGTTAAGAGGGCGTTGACAACGGATATTGAGCGCTTGCTAGAAGGAGTGTTCTTGCCAAGGATCGCCAGACGAATTTTCGAGAAGCAGTGAACGATGTAGCTGTTCGTACCAAGAACAATACTTTGCTGATTGACCGTAGCCAGCACTTGCTTTATGGCAAAAGCCTTTTGGTAATCAGTAGGATGATCGACAGCCCTAACGCGCACCTGAATCCCGTAGTGGGTAAAGAGACTACCTTGCATCCAGCGCCCGTCTTCCTGATCTGCCGAGTCGTAACAGGTGATGCAGTTGTCTGGTTCACTGGGTTCGTTGGAAGCATAGACCGGCCAAGCGTTTGGCTTTGTCGGTGGACTAGGCGGACTGGTGGCTAGCCCTAGCTGCACTAGAACCGCAGCCGTAAGCTCGGCAGGGCTATTCAGGAGTGGAATGCCCACGCTTCACCTTTGGTTCTTCAGCTAGCCCCAAATCCACGGCTGTTTCTGTATTACCTTGCGCATCCTGAACGAATCCAGAGGCTTTGAGAGCGCCCGTATCCACGGGAACGAGAGGTTGGCTCGCAGCTAAGAGCGCTTTGGCCGCGTTCAGGTTGGCTACTTTCAGGCCAATCCCATGTTCAGCATCGCCTCTAATCTTTGTGCCCAGTTCGTTGCGCATCTGTCGGGCCGGTCGTTCCAGGAACTTGGCTTGCCCACCGTTGGGATGATTGGCTTGCAAGTCTTCGTGAACGTAGATGGCATAAGGCGCGGAATAGCCCACCGTGCAAATGCCGTTGTCCTTTTTCTGGCTACGGGCGCGGCGCTTTAGTAGGTCTTCAACAAGCCTTGAAACACCTTCTACAAGCGCTGAGACAAACTTGGCCATTAGGACTTGCCCCCGCGCAACTGGTTAACGAACCATCCCTTCATTACCCAGGCCCAAACCTTGGCGAACTCCCACACGAAACGCGCGTAAAGGATTGCGGTTATCCAAATTGTTTTCAGTGTTCCCATTAGTCGGCTCCCTTGTTATGAAGGCGCATGAGGCCAACTTGTCGGCGTATGGCACGGCCCTTGATATCAGGCGTTTCGTAGTAGGTCTTGACCTCCATAAGCTCTTGATCGAGATGAGACGATCCAGAACCCGTACCTACCCAGTCTGCCAGTTGCCCTAGCCAAAGATGGCTCCCGATATCAATACGCTGACCAACGATGGCAATAGCATCAAAGGCGACCGTGTTCCCTTTGGCCTCCACTACTTCTCGGCGCTTGGTTAGCCAGCGCACATTTATTTGGACTGGAGCGCCTACTGCCGGTTGACCGTAGCTGTCGTAGCCTATAAACGGCATGAGGACAGCTTGCCCCAGGAGATCGTTTGTCTCTAAACCTGGCATTTAGCCCCCAAAGAGAGTGGAGTAACCATTGGGGTTAATGTCACCCGTGCCGCAACCGTACTCGATACCGGCCCAGTAGCCTCCCGCAACTTGACGCTTCCCGATAGCGCGCAGCATACCGGAGTAATCGAGCATACAGGCTTGGCGTCCGTAGTCGGTCGTTTCAAAGCCATCGTTGGCTTGGCCGCGCTGAAAATTACCGCTCGCTCCCATCGTCGATTTACTACGATAGAGAGGGTCCATCACGGTATAGAAGTGAGCGGCAAGCCAGCGCTCGATAAGCTCTAGCTCCACGGCGGAGAGAGTAACGGGCATAATGGCTTTGTTTTGCGCAGCCGTATTCACCCGGTCCACAACCGCACTAGCTGAGGCGATGAACGGTGTCAGGTCCGTTAAGCCATCCCAGTTAGAATTGTCATTCAATCCCCCTAGGATGGCTTCGACGGCGCTGGTTTTAGTACGTGGCGGAATCATGTAGTGCCGTTATAGATCAGTAGGTAGGCATCCAAGGCCGCGTTGGTGGTTGGTGTCTGCTGACTCCAAAAGGTATGAGCATCCGTGGCTAGCTTCTTCTCTTCAGCGTTCATAAACTTCCAACCGAAGCTATTGCGCAGTTTTTCGCCCTTGTTGAGAAGAAGCTGACGGAACTGTTCTCGGTCCATACTGATCCTCACTTAGTTGGGACTCACACGGAGCGGCGGCATTTTCAGACGGCTCTAGCCTCAGCAGCCTCCGCGACCACCGCTAAAGCCAAAGAACATGGGAGGCGGCGCGAAGTATTGCGGCTGCGGAATAAAAGCAGGCGGATTCAAAATGCGCTGGACTTGGACGGGCAAATCGTCTGGGCATCCAGGCACCGTACCAGAGATAAAGACCGCGCCGTTATTAGGCTTGGCCACAATAACGCACGGGTCTTTGACTACGATTCCGTTCATGCGCTCGTATTCTTTGACATGAACATGGAGACAATTTGTGAGCTTCTTCTCGCAAGGAACGCAAACCTCTGCAACCCACACGCACAGGGGCTTGTTCTCAATAAGCGCTAGGTCTACGGCGGTATTGAGAGTTAAGGGCTTTTTGTGAGAAACTTGCGTGCAGTTACAGTCAATCGAGCAGCGCCCGTTATCGAGATCGCAGTCACACTTACCCGACTGGCAACGGCAATCAGGACCATTACAGCCGCAGTTAGGAATAGGCGCGGGAGTGACGGGGATAGGCGCAACAGGAATCGGCAGGATACTGGGGTTCGGGTTAGCGGCGTCCGTCTGTTGTACCGAAGAACAGGCCAGGAGGAAGAAGGTACAGAGTATCAGGCTTACGGCGGCAAAGTAGCGCATTAGTCTTCTCCAAATATGGACCAGCCAAGGGTTTGATTGGCTAGGTCGATGCCAAACAGAACGAGTACAGCGGAAGAGGTAAGGACCGTGCCTAACCAGAAGTGACCACAAGAGGCAACGATGCCTCCAATGGCTCCTACTTGGTAGCAACCAAAGTCCCAGGCCGAACCGCCCCAGGTATCACCCTCAAACCAAGAGGCAGTATCGAGAGCAAACTCTTTGAGTGCAGTAACAAGGAAGAAACTGGCGTAGAGCCAACCCACGGACAGGCCATGCGTTGTTCCAGCAAAAAGGATGAAGGCACCAGCCAGGACATGAATAACTTGGGCCATGTACCACGGACTGGGTTCCCAGATGCCTTTGCCAGAATTTGTGGGGTTGGTCATGGATTGGCTCTACGAACGAGTTAAAGGTTCAGTTGGTTAGATCGTTAGGACTTGGCCGGAATGCCAGCGCTACTAGCCAACTTTTGCAGAAGCGCGTCAAGAATCGCTTTCCACTCTTGCGGAATGGAAGAGTTTGACAGAACTTCTTCAAGCGCAGCCACCACAGCCGGGCCACCGTACTGGAGAATAAGACTCCAAACGACATCCCAGCCATTACCAGTGATGATGCTAATGAGCTTGGCCCACAGGCCAATCGGTAGAGACGGGCTGGTCAGAGCGGCTTCGACAAACTTTTGAGACATTGGGAGTTCCTTTCGTTTAGGGCGAACAGGTCGGAAGTTGTAAAAGTAAGGGACACTCATGCAAGCGAAGGGCTGACGACGATACAGGCGATAGCGGAATCGGGGATCGAGTGGTTGCCATTGAGAAGGCCCATGCCTTGCTCGGACCACGAATCACCCCAACTGTTCCAAATGCGCGTGGTCAATTGACGACCATCCCAGTCTACAATGTCAGCCGTACAGACCGAGTGGGACCACCACGAAAAATCCGAGACGACCGGGCAATCGAGAAGCGCGGCTGTGACCAACTGGTCCAGCATGTTGTTAGGGTCCAGGTCCATCCAGCGCACGTACTTATGAAGCGCCGCGTTCTCCCACGTCTTCGGGTTGTCGTTGCCACGGCTCATCGACTGTTGCGGCCAGAACTCAGACGTGGGGACGCCCTTTGTGGCTTCAAACTCGACACCTTCGCCACCCCAGCCGCCTTCATCGCGGAAGTTCTTTATCATGCACGCGCCAGCATAAGCCGAGAGATCGGCATACGGCTCGTTCATGTAGGCACGCGCCAAGAGATGAGCGCTAACGCCTGAGTGCATCCAGCAGTAGCCTTTGCCGTTCTGGTCGCGGGAAGGTACGATCTGACCGACGCGACCAGACTTGCGAATGTCTGATAGCTGCGCTTTGGCTGCGATCTTGGCCTGGATGCGCGCCTTCCACTCGCTACGCGGAATGAGAGGCAACGTAAAGGGCTGCGCGTAGTAAAGGCTCCCGTGCGGATAGAGGGAGAAGTCGCGCGGGATAAGCCCGTGATGGCCGAGCGCGTTCTGGTTCCCCGGCAAGGGAGCCATGAACTTGTGCATGTTGTGCTGTGTGATTATTTCGAGCGCCATCGGTAATCTTTCCAACTTTCGTAGAGAAGTTCCCCAATCGTCCAAAGAAGACAGGGGAGCCAGAAAACGCCATAGGTAACGGTCTGCCTAGTGCGCTCTTTTAGGCTAAGATGGCCGTAAGGGTCAGAGACAACCCAAACAAACCAAGCAGAGGCACAGGCAAACAGGGCGTAAAAACCAAGTAAGTACCAGTACCAAGTCAAGATCAGTCTCCTGCTGGGATAATTACATCGTCATCTGCGCCTTTGTCCTTTCCTTGGTACTTCGGCGGGTCGCAGTCAACGCCGCTGGGGTAAAATCCAGGACCAGATTTGCCCTCATACTTTGTGGCCGGTAGGTAGTCAGGACAGTGCCGGCTCAAACCCTGAAGGACACGGAGAAGTAGGCGCAGAGTCGATTCATCGTGCCTGACGATGAAACCGTATTTGTTCTGCGCCGTCCGGCCAAAGTTGAGTAGTAAGGTAGCGCGGATAGACTGGAGTTCATCGTAAGCCTCCTCCAGTTCATGGACGTTATGCGCCAGAGCGTCAAGCTTCTGAGAGATGGGAGCCAGTCCATGATGCGGATGAGGTTCTTGGCCGAGGACCGTTCCGCGCAATTCGTTCTGCTGGGAACCGTGGCGCTCATCCCAGTCAGCCGGTTTCGGTCCTTCACCGTTGATATAGTTCATTTCGTCAGCGCGCATTTATCCTCCATACTTCTTAAGAAGGGCCAGAAGAGAGGCAGCATCAGTAGGCAGCGCACCCTCAAAGCCACCACCCTTGTCCGGATTGCTGACGATGATATAAGGCACGGGCTTGCCACTTGTGCGCTTAAAGGCTTCCTGCCAGAGCGGAGACTCGTTCGTCAGGTCCGCTGACTTATCGAGAAAGCGCCATTCCTTTTGACCACTAGGACCAGCCGGACAGGTCTGGTTCAAGTAGCTGCGCACATCACCCGAAGACAATGCCAGTTGTTGGGCTGGTGTCAGGGCTGTGGTGCGATCCGTGACAACCAGAACGTGAAGACCGCTAACCGGAATTGGAGCCGGTGTCGGCTTAGGAGCGGGGCCAGGGCCGGGCTGAGGGATAACCGGCCAGTGCCAGGGCCATTGGAAGTGAGGCAGACTCGGTAGCTGCATTCGGCCCGCGAAACCGCCAACGGCTCCAGCCAGAACAGCTACCCAAAGGGACTGGACGAACGGGCGCTCGAAAAAAGCGACCGCTTTAGGTCCGGTGCCTTTCACATAACCGAACCCCTGGACCAGCCAGAGAAACGGTTGTTTAAGCCACTGTAGAAAAGTCATGGGAACTCCGTAGGCGGCGAAGGGTTACGGGTTAGGCAGCGCTTGTTGCCGGAGAGCCGAAGGCTTGTTTCACTGCCTTTAAGACTTCCTCACGGCTCTTGGCCTGACCGAGCGGAATCTCTTCCTCGCTGGCCAAGTCCTTAAGCTGCTGAAGGTTCATTCGGTCCAGGTCTGACACGGTGAAGTTGAGCATCTTGCCGCGTTCTTCCTGAGTTAGCGGAGTGCTAGGTGCATTGCGCTGAGTTACGCCAGGAATCACCACTTCCTTGCCGCGCCGTTTGTAGCTGGCCAGTTCATCGGCGTGGACCTGTTTGAACTTTTCCGGCCATTTATCGGCGTAGTGAGGAAAGGGACTTTGGAATACTTCGCCCTGTGAGACGCTGATCCCAAGGACTTCCTTGTTGCCAGGAATCGGCTCACAATGCTTGCCAGCCAGAACTTCAAAATAAAAGGTTGGTTTGGTGGTCTGACTCATGGTTGCTCCTTTTTGCCGTCGATCCGGTCTACTAGACGCGCCAGCGTTGTACTAATCTGGCTAAGGCTGCGCTGGTTTGATTGGATGGCCTGATTCATGGTCGCATGGTCTTCTCGACACATCGCCCGTTCGCTGGCCATTTCTTTTGAGAATACGTCTAGTTGCTTGTCGTGCCGCGCGTCAGCACGATCTTGCATGTTAGGAATTGTGACGCGCACAACGTAGATCAGGGTAGTAATGAGCGTAGCCAGGCAGATTGCCCCCACGCTAAAACTACCGATCATTTTCGAGACTTCGACAATTTCCATCTCTCTGTTCCTCAACATTGAGGAAGGGTTCGCCCAACCCCTTTCCATCCGGTAGCGAAGCGGAGTGGTTTACAGGCTCGCGGTGGCGTGCAGAATACCGCAGTTACCGTAGAAGTCAGCGCGCAACTGAGGAACCTGGATGGCCATGACCTTGAAGGACAGCTTCATGCCTCCAATCGATTCCCACTGGATCGTGGTGATGTCCATGCCATTGACAGCCCGCGCAACGTCAGGCGTCATCTGCACGATCATCATGGTGAAGGGGAAGAAGGTGGTCGCGTCGTTACCTGCCCCAGCAGCTTGCGCCGCAGCAGAGGTAAACATGAAGTCCAAGCGGCGGACATCGGTGATGCCCTCAATCGAGCGCAAGCGGTCGCGGAGAGTTTGAGTGGCCAGGCCCGACACGTTACCCGCGCCTGCCGTCACGATGTAATCGTTGTCAAGGTACTGGTCCCAGTCGGGGCTATGGTAGACCATGAAGGGACCATAGAATTTGTCGGCGTACAACTGACTGCGGGCGGCGAGGATATCCTTAATCAAGTCGCCAGGAACCCAGCCAGACCCCGAACGACCGTTGCCGTTGGGCCGGTAGAAAGTGGCCGTGTTGCGGTTGGGGAAGTTACCGTAGCCATAGACCTGACTGACACGGCCATAGCCGTAGCCAGAGCTATAGGGCGTGCCAGAGCCACCGTAGGACATGCCGGGGATAACCCCGATCAGGGTTTTCTCAATGGCTTCCGCCACACGTCGGCCAGCCGTTTCGCCCGAAGTCGTATCAAGTGGGGTCGAGCTATTGCGGCTGACAGCCAGACGGCGCGAACTGTACCAGAAATCCGAATGCGTCAGAGGCAACGGCAAGCCCTGGAGTTGGAACTGCGGGGCATCCGTGCGGCCTTCTGTCAAACCGTCCATGTCCACAATCGCCTCACCGGGATCGGACATGGTTTCATGTTCGAGGATCATCTTGCCCATGCCGTTGAAACCGCCGAAGCTGTTGGCAGAGGCAAGGTCCGCCCAAGCGCGCAAACGATAGCGAGCAGCGCGCAGAACCACGGCGTCAAGCTGAATCCATTCCTCTTTGCGCAGAGCCACGGCATTGAAGACTGGGCTGTTGATGCCGCGCGCCTGAAGGTTCGTGATAAGTTCGGGCTGATACTGAGGAGCGTACTTCGGTTCGTTGCCCTTGGCGTTGTGGTTAAGAACCATGCCCTTAAAGACATCAACAACACGCTGACCGCGCTCGTTGAGGTAAGGACGCATGAGCTTCGGGTCGAAGCGAACGCCTTGGAGCGCTTCAGCCAATTGGCCGTGCCCCTGGCCGTTCAGAATGTAATCTTGCTGCACAAACACGGTTATTCTCCGGGTTGTCGGTGGTGGGAAATTAAGAGGGAGCGGCGGGGGTACGTTTAGAACTGTTTCTGACTAAAGAGCCAGCCAACCGCGTCAGCGGTAGCGTCATAGTGTTCCATCGACATGAACCACGCCTGAACCGAGCTAGTCGAAGTCTGGATGAACTGGCCAGGCGCGGTCGAGTGCGACGGAATCATGCGCTCGCCGATGGTATAGGCGTTGGCGGAACCAGTACCAACCTGTGGAGCCACGGCGATATTCATGTACTCGCCAGCCAACGGACAGTAAAGGAAAACGCGGCCACCCGCGCTTGCGCCTGGAGAAGCGTAAGCGGTCGAGTACAGTTGTCCCTGGAGGCTGTCAGGCAGAAGGATGGCAGCAAGGCGCGGATCGCCGTCCGCCGAAGGCGCATACGGGGTCCAGGTGGGTTCGCCGTTAACAAGGGCAGCGCCAGCCACGATCATCATGGCTGAGCCAGGATAGGGAGTTTGGTTCGCGGCCAAAAGCCCTTCCAGGAAAACGCCGCGCGGTTGTGCGGCAGTAAGCAGAATCTCAGAACCCTTCATTGGTATCTCCGGTGTTATGTGCGGGTAAAACTAGCTGGCTACTTGCCTTAGTAGACTTTCGCCAGCTAGATCGGGAGAGATGGACGCGCGCAGTTACTTGCTAAGTTTCTTGAGGAGATGCGGGCTAGCCATCTCCGTATAGTCGATATTGGTAGTCGGAATTGCTTCGCCCAAGTTGGCGTTAGCGGTTACATCCGGAGCGCCCGCGCCACCAAAATAGAGCGCTTGGGGCTGCTGCTGGCTGTTCTGAACCGGAGGCAGAATCAACTCCATTTCCTTGAGTTCACCAAGCGACTTCTGCATATAGCGGTTGCCGACTTGATTACGCTTATCCTTGTCGGCGATATTGCCAACCAGACGCGAGACGATGCGATGCTTCTCTTCGATCTCAACACGGCGCGCGTTGGCCATGATCTCGCGCACGGCGGGGGGTGCGTTCGACTCCTTGAGCCACTGGTCAATGGCCTTGTTACCTGTGTACTCGTCCTTGGTGCCTTTGCCACCCGCTTGCATGGAACCGCCCTTACCGGAGCCGGAACCATCAAAGGAGTGCATATTCGTGTCGTCATTGTTCATGTACTCATCGTCGTCCTCATCCTTCTTTTTGGCGTTGAGGACAGCGGTGATGGCCTTTTTCGTTTCCTCGCACTGGCAGTTTGCCGCCAGCGCTTCCAGTTCTTTGCGCTTCATAAGGTCACTTTCTTTCGTAGGTTTGAGAGTGGAATGGTACTGGAGAGCCGGCGCAGATCGTGCTTTGGTCGCGTGGTAGTTTGCCGCCGCGATATGGGCATTTTGCAGGTACGGGTTATTGCTTGCTTTGGCACACTTCGCGGCAACGCGATGAGAGTGAGCCGCAATTAGATGTTCTTCTGCCGTGCCACCCTTCGTAGCATCCTGGCTGGCCTGAGCCGCGCGGAAAGATTCAGGACTCGAGGCACCAGCCAGATGAGCCATAAAGCCCTGGCGCTGGCCGTCGTCGGACATATCGGGCTGAGGGACAGGAGGCATGGCGTTGGTAGTTCCTTTCCAGGAATCGGGTAGGGCAAGTCCTTTGCGCTCGGCAATCGTTTTGATTTTGCTCTTTACCAAGTCGGGATTATCTGCGTGGCCAATGAGACGTGCTGCATGGTCTACGTCTTCCTGACTCTTAATCGGGAACGACTGATGCGGCCCAGCAAAATCTTCCGGTGCTTCCTTGGTAAGAGCATCTCGCGCGGACTGGTTCCATTTGGCGTTATAGACGAGGAAAGCAGCTACTTCTTCCACAGCGTTATTCTCCGTTGGCGTGGGAGTTTTTACTTTTTCGGAGTATTCTTCTTCGGCGCTGCCGGCCTCCGCACTACCAACCCGCGCTTGCTTGGCAGGTTTCAGAACTGGCTCGCCGGGAGTATTGGCTACCGATTCCTTCGGCTCTTTTTCTTTCGGTTCCTTGGGTGTCTTCGGCGCGGCGGGTTCTTTAGCCTCTTTAGGTTCAGAAGCAGGTTTCTCCTCTCCACCGGGACCATCAAAACCT